TGGAACAGATGAATTCTGTGGTTGAAAATATATCATTCGAAAGTGATGAATTTTGGGGTGAACAAAACAACTATCGATTCCGTACTATTATTAAAGGATTCGAACCACTTACCGAATTACCAACTACATCTGACCGTGTGGTACGTACGCAATTCGATATGACCGTTTATGCCTACCTCTTACCAGAATCCCAATTGGATGCAGGCGGTAATAGAGGATTGGTTACCAAGAAACGTTACGGGGTCAAAAAAGTGGTTACTTTTACTGAAATAGAAAGTGAATAATTGATGTTTAGGTAAAAAAACAGATATTTATAATACGAGTTGTCTTATACTCAAAAAGAGGTTATTATGGCTGAAATTACCAAGGAAGAATTAGAACAAATTAGTGTTTTGCGTAACAAACTCGCAACGGTAGTCTCTGACTCCGGACAATTGACACTCCAAATTCAATTACTCCAATCAGATATCGCAGAACTAAATGAAAAGCTTGGTGAACAAACCAAACTATTTAAAGGGTTACTTCAAGAAGAACAAGAATTAATCAAAGGGTTATCTGAAAAGTATGGCGCTGGTCAAATCAACTTTGAAACCGGCGAATTCACACCAGAGAAATAACAAATTTAGTTTGGAGAATACCGTATGGCAGAAAGAATCGTGTCGCCTGGTGTCTTTACACAAGAACGCGACCAATCATTCCTCGCACAAGGCGTTGCTGAAATAGGCGCAGCGTTTGTTGGTCCAACCACCAAAGGACCAGCATTTATCCCAACGTCAGTTCAAGGAATTGACGGATTCGTAACGGCCTTCGGTGAACCCGATGGTACGTCTTATATGGGATATACCGTTAAGAACTACTTGCAAGAAGCAGGTAGTGCAACTATCGTTCGTGTTCTTGGATTAGCTGGATACAATACCACCGCGGCAACGGTATATGCAACGGGTTCCGTTGGTAAAAAGATTCTCGCAGTTCTTCATCCAACGGTATCGGGAAGTACCCTTACAAATGTACTACTTGGTGGAACTACTGCAAGCTTCTCACTCAGTATCACTGGGTCTACCGCAACTTCAGCAAGTGGATTAAGTCCAGTTGAAACTAACGCATCATTCATCAGTAAGTACTTTGGTACTAGTGCACAAGGCGCACAATCATATCCAGCATATGTCTACACTGTGTTCCCAAATGCAATCGCACAAGCTGGAACACAAGTTACCTTACTTGCACAAACTTCAAGTTTAAGTCTCGCAACACAATATAGTAATGCAACCACTCCTTGGGTTCGTTCACAAACCATCGGTGGTACTAAGTATAATCTCTTCAAGGCACATACATTAAGTGACGGTACTAGTGCAAACAAGGAAATTAAGATTTCTATTACTGGTATTTCACCAAGTCTTGACCCAGACAGTGATTTTGGTTCATTCTCACTTTTGGTTCGTGACTTTAACGATACAGACGTTTCACCAAATGTTCTTGAATCCTGGAACAACTTAACTTTTAACCCAACTAGTGCAAATTACATCGCACGAGTAATCGGTAACAGTGTTCCAACATATAATGCAACTACTGGCGAAACCACATATGAAGGTGACTATCCAAATCTTTCAAAGTATATTCGCATTGAAATGAGTGCAGATGTCATCCCAGAAAATGCAGTACCATATGGATTCGCAGCATTACAAGCAACTGTCCCAGGCTCAGCAGGTGAATTCACCACTGGTTCATATGTCACCAGTCGTTGGGTAAGTGCAAGTGTAGCTGGATACAATTCAGATGCAACTGGTCCAAACACAAACTACTATGGATTTGATTTCGCAAATACCGATAGTCTTTCATATCTTGGACCAATTGTTGGAAGTAACACTGTTGGTTCTGAATTCAATATTGAAAACCTAGCAGCTACTGAAGTTGCTGGTTCAGCAATCTCATTAACGGACAGAGCAAACACTACCTATCGTAGATTCTCTGTACCATTCCAAGGTGGGTTTGATGGTTTCAAGCCAAACCGTAATATCACATTGGGTGGGGCAATCACAGCAAATAACAGTCAAGGATTTGACTTATCTACCGCAGCATCATCTGGGTCAGTCGAATACAAGAGAGCATTAAATGCACTCAGTAATCCAGACAGTGTTGATATGAATCTCCTTGTAGTACCAGGTGTTATTTACAAGTTACACAGTAATGTATCTACTACAGCAATGGACCTCTGTGAACAACGTGGTGACTGCTTCCACATCGTAGACCTTGACGAATTAGATGCAAACATCACCTCAGTAACCGCACAAGCAGAATCACTTGATACAAACTATGCAGCTGGTTACTATCCTTGGGTTCGTGTTCTTGATGATATCTCAGGCAAGTTTATTTGGGCACCACCTTCAGTAGTTCTTCCAGAAGTCTATCAATACAGTGATAACGTTGGTGCAGAATGGTTCGCACCAGCAGGCTTGAACCGTGGTGGTATCCCAGGTGCAATCGGTGTTAAGACCAGATTAAATCAAGCACAACGTGACGAATTGTACGAATCAAAGGTCAATCCAATCGCACAATTCCCAGGACAAGGTATCTGTGTATGGGGTCAAAAGACACTCCAACGCCGTTCATCAGCACTTGACCGTGTAAATGTCCGCCGTCTTCTTATCACTGTTAAGAAGTACATCGCAAGTTCAGCACGTTACTTGGTATTCGAACAAAATACCGAAGCAACACGTACACGTTTCTTGAACATTGTCAATCCATATCTCGCAGGTATTCAACAACGTTCTGGTCTAAGTGCATTCCGTGTGGTAATGGATGAAACCAACAACACACCAGACATCATTGACCAAAATATATTGAAGGGAGCAATCTATCTCCAACCAACCCGCACCGCAGAATTCATTATGTTGGATTTCAACATTCTCCCAACTGGTGCAACCTTCGATACCATCTAATCAGTTTTTTCGATAACCACTATTTATTAAAGTACCAATCTATATCTGGAGAGCCACATGGCAAATTTGGTCAATGAACAAGAACTATTTTTCACAGCATTTGAACCAAAGACACAAAATCGGTTCATTATGTTGTTAGATGGTGTCCCATCATATCTTATCAAGAAAGCAGACCGTCCAAAGATTACCCAAGAAAAGAAGAAGCTTGACCACATTAATCTTCAACGTTATGTCAAGGGTAAGACTGTATGGGATGAAATGAATCTCGAACTTTATGACCCAATCGTTCCTTCAGGCGCACAAGCAGTGATGGAATGGGTTCGTCTTCACCACGAATCAGTCACCGGTCGTGACGGATACGCAGAATTCTACAAGAAGGACATTGTAATCAATGTTCTTGGTCCAGTTGGTGATAAGGTTGAAGAATGGATTCTTAAGGGCGCACAAATCACCAAAGTTGAATTCGGTGAAATGAGTTGGGAAAAGGATGATCCCGCAAGTATCTCATTAACCATCCAACCAGATTATTGTATCCTCAACTACTAATCTAGTAGTGAAAATATACAAAAACCTCACGGTCAAACGTGGGGTTTTTTGTTATATACCAATAATTTATGATACTTATAGAAAGGTGTATTTTTTCGAGGAAATTTATGGCAGACATCACTGAATTTAATATCGGTCAAGGGGAAACCTTCAAGATTTTAGCCACTTTAGAAAACGCAGATAGCGGAAGTTATTTAGATATTACCGACTATACGTTTCAAGGACAAGTTCGTGAAAATTTCAATACCGATGAAATTGCCGCAAGTATCAATATAACAAAAGTAGCTCCATTTGTGTCGGGCGGAATCACCATCGAATTAACGCCCACACAAACAAGCACGTTTACCCAACGTAAGTACGTATACGATATTAAGATGACCAGTGGTTCCATCACTCGTCGTATTTTGGAGGGCTATTTCGTAGTACGTCCTGCAGCAACGAGATAATACATGACCGTTTCTGGTGTACCAAATATTCGGGTCATTCTACGAGAAGCTGATGATGAAAACTTACTGGTAGATGTACCGAATCTAACTGTAAAAGTTATTCAAGATTCTTCGTATAATGTTAACACTACTCAACCGGTAACTGTTACATTCTTCAGCGGATCGTATAATCGATTTGCTGATGTTGCGTTACTCGCATATACGGCGTCATATGTACAATCGTCTGCTACTGCTGTATCATCGTCGTATGCATTGACTGCAAGTTATATTGATGGTGGATTATATTAATTGGTATAAAAGATGAATTCTAAAATTTTAATTAAAAGAAGTCAAGTTTCTGGAAGTATACCTACCACCGCATCACTTGATGTCGGTGAATTGGCAATTAATGTATCGGATGTAAAGTTATATACCAGAAGCGGGTCTGCTATTGTTCCACTCAATAAAAGTGACCAAGAAATTTTACTAGTTATTAGTGGAAGTAATATTACCCCCAATTCTGTACAATCCAGCGAATTTAAAATGGATGCTGGAACCGTATCTATTACATTTACGGGGTCTATTAATACAGGCATATTTGGGGCTACCGAATATATCCAACCCAATATTTCGACCACCAGGTATTCAGGAATGACCGTAGAATACCTCGCCCAGCGTCCAGGCGCTTGTCGGATGGGTATTATTATGGCATCATGGTTAGATACAGCTAGTGTTACTTTCACAGATATCTCCACAACGGATATTGGGGACACCAGTGATATAACATTCAGGTTTTTAAGTAGTTCAAATGAATTACGGTTACGAGTGAATAGTGAAGGATCAGGAAGTGGTGCTTGGACCGTACAAAGTCTATTTAAACTGTTTCCAAATTTGAATCCTTAAAAAAGTATTTAATATTTATATACTAATAACCCCGTTGGGAGAAATGTATGGCGAATGAATTTATTGCACGTAAGGGACTGGTAGTCCTTGCTAACGGTGCAAAGGTCACTGGATCACTAAATATTCAAGGTGATATTAACGCAACTGGATACAACGTTACCGCGTCAAATCTCTCGTTACTTGGTAGCGCAAGTATAGCGGGGGATATCACATTGGGTGGTAACCTAACTGTAGGTAACGCTGATATTGATGTAGTCAAGTTTTTAGCGGAAGTCAGTTCATCGATAGTACCAGACGTTAATAATGCATTCGACCTTGGTACTTCTCCTAAGTCGTGGCGTGATTTACACGTAAGTGGAACCGCATATATTGGTACGGTACAAGCAACCAATATCAATCTTGATAGTATTACTGTTCTTAACGATTTAACAGTTGATGGAAACACCAAGTTAGGTAATGCCTCAACTGATACAGTTTCAATTACTGGTAGTACAGTTTCAACTGGACCAATTACCGCTCCATCACTTTCTGGTTCATTCTCTGGTAGTGGTGCACAAATCACCAATATTCCAAACAGTGGTCTAGTTAATAGTTCGATTACTGTTAACGCCGGTAGTGGTTTAACACAAGGCGGTTCGGTATCGCTTGGTGGCTCCGTTACAGTTGCACTTGATACCGGGTCAACAACATTTACTGATGGCGTTAAAAAGAAGTTAGATACCGAAGGCGTAGTCAGTAGCTCTACGCAAATTGATGTTCAGTATACACAAAATTATAGCGTACTAACAACTACTGGTTCAAATACGTTTACTGGTATACAAACTATCAGTGATACCACCAACAGTACTACTTACGCAAACGGCGCACTAGTTGTCGCTGGTGGTGTTGGTATTGGTAAAGATGTAAACATCTCTGGTAGTTTAACCGTAACTGGATTGTTGTCAGCAGTATCGATGTCTACCACATATGTAACATCTTCACAATATGTGGTTGGAACCAGTCGTGTTATAGTAAATGACAATGATTTTGTACGCTTCGCCGGTCTATCAGTAATTGACTCTGGCTCTACATACGGCACTGGCTCACTTCTCTGGGACAGTTTCAATAATCGCTGGATTTACGAAGCTGATGACTTAGCATACAACTCAGCAATTCTTATCGCCGGTCCAAAGAACACAGGTACACTTGGTGATGAAGTTGGATTAGTTGACCATCGTGTTCCAGTTGCACACGGCGATGACCACATTGACAGTAGACCAGAATCAAGTTCAATCCGTATTGATTTCCCATCACGACTCACTCATATTGAAGCAGGGTTGTATGTAACTGGTGCGGTCACCTCATCAGTAGGATTCTCTGGTGATGGTAGTCAACTTACTGGTATCGTCACTAACTTAAACCTTACTGGTTCTGATGGTGGTACTGGTACCGTTTCACTTAAGACACAAGCACTTACTATTGATGGTACAAATGGCGTCACCGCAACAGTCAGTGGTCAAACCATTACCATCAGTGGTAGTAATGCAACCGCAACCGATAAGGGTGTTGCTTCTTTCAATAGTACAAACTTCACCGTTACTGGTGGTGAAGTAACTTCAAATAATATTACACTTAACGGTTCAACTGTAACACTAGGTGGAACTCGTAACATTACGCTATCCGAAATCACAACCGCTGGTGCATCAACTGCTGACCAAGTTACATTTAATGGCGGTACAATTGTTCACGGCGTACTCTTCACATCTGGTAGTAACCTAGACGTAGATAGTGGTACGGAAGTTGTAGCAACCGTAGCAACTGGAAGTTATGACGCCGCATTCTTCGATTATGTGGTGAAGAACGGAAGTAATTACAGAGCAGGTACCGTGACCGCGGTATGGGAAGCAGGCACTAGTAACATTGAATTTACAGATGTGTCCACCAACGATTTAGGAAATACAGCAGATGTAAGTCTCTCAGTAGATTTACTCTCAGCAACCGCACGATTAAAGGCAACAGTATCTTCGGATAACTGGATTGTCAAGACCGCAGTAAGAGCATTATAAGATAACAAATAAAAGGTTGTAATACAATAGAAATTTACCTTTGGATATGTGAAGAAGGGGAATTATGGCAAATGAATTTATAGCCAGAAAGGGACTGATTGTCCCCTCTGGTAGTATAATAGTTACATCTGGTTCGATTACCGCAAATGATTTCTTTGGAACTGCTAGTCAAGCAGTTACCGCATCATTTGCGTTAAACGCACCAGAAACGTTCCCCTTCAGTGGTAGTGCAGTCATCACCGGGTCACTTAATGTAACCCAGGCGGTGACTGCTTCTTATTTTAAAGGTGATGGTAGTCAACTTATAAATTTACCATCGACGAACATCTCATCCGTTGTAATCAATAACAGTTCGTTTGTTGGTGATGGTACTACTGATACATTTAATTTAGGTACATATTACACGCCAAATTCCCTTATGGTCAGTGTTGACGGGCTATTTTATACCCCGACCGCTGACTTTACTGTTTCCGGCAATAATATAGTCTTTACTTCGGCTCCACCGTCTGCATCCGATATTACAATACGGGCAATGGCAAATGTAGTATCTGGAGCAGTAGGAACGTATAGTGGTTCATTTATCGGTACATTAACTGGAACAGGCAGTTGGGCAACTAATGCTATAAGCGCATCATATGTGGATGTATCTGGATTACCTTCTGGGTTAGTATCAAGTTCTACTCAAATCACATATACCCAATTACAAAATATACCAGTTGGTATCGTATCAAGTTCAGCACAAGTTAAGCAATTATTACCAGCAGATACCGTATCATCATCAACACAAGTTAAGTCATTCTTACCTGATGGTACCGTATCTTCATCCGCACAATATCCTGGTTGGATAACTTCATCAACACAAGTTGTCCAATCATTACCAACCGATACAGTTTCTTCATCTGCACAAGTAACAGCGTTTCTTCCCAACGGAACTGTTTCTAGTTCAACACAAATTAATACTGGGTCATTCACCGGATCTTTCATTGGTGATGGCAGTAATCTAACCGGTATCGCTACAGTACTAGCATTTAGTGGTTCAACAAGTGGAACTGATACACTCAATCTAAAAACCGAAGCATTAATATTTTCTGGGTCCAACGGATTAACTGCAACGGTAACAAATAATACAGTTACATTTGAACTTCCCACCGGAACAGTATCAAGTTCTGCACAATACCCAGGCTGGGTTACTGCATCATCTCAAATAGTTCTTACACAAACAGACGGATATACTTCGTTTAGTTCATCATTGGCTACTGTTGATGAAGCTCAAAATATTGAAATTGCCTCATTAAAAAATAATACGGGGTCATACGCAACTACCGCATCAAATACCTTTACGGGTATTCAAAATATTACTAACACAACAAACGCAACAAATTATTTAGATGGTGCGTTGATTGTTGCTGGTGGCGTGGGTATCACCAAAGATGTATACATTTCTGGTGGATTGAATATTGCGGGATTATTAACTGTAGCATCGATGTCCACGCAATATGTCACCTCATCGCAATATAATGTTGGGGTCAGCCGTATTACTTTAAATGATGATGATTTAGTACGATTCGCTGGACTTTCTATTTTTGATTCTGGTTCATCTTCACCTACGACCGCTTCAATTTTTTGGGATAGTTTACAACATCGTTTTATTTACGAAAATTTAAGTGGGTCGGGATATAATTCAGCAATTCTTATCGCTGGTCCAAAAAATACGGGGTCACTTGGAGATGAAACTGAATTAATCGTTAATAGAATTCCATATGCTACTGGCGGTGACCATATTGACAATTCTCCAGCAAGAGT